CAGAAGCTTCAGTTATCCCTGCCGCGGGCGAAAACCCGGAATGGCGCGCATCGGATTGGTTTGCGCCTTGCGGATCGCCGCTTCTGCGAGCGCTTCGAGCGCGCCGGGCTGGTCGAGCAATTGATCCGGTCTGGCAAACATCGCGTCGTCGCTCTTCTCGGCGACACGAACTGACGTGGTGCCGAGCGGCAACGGCTGATCTTCGATCTTCTTCATCCGCGCCGCCATATCGTCGAGCCGCGCGGTGATGCCGGCGACGGCTTTGGCGAGCGAACGTTCGAACGATTTTGCGAGCTTTTCCGTTTCGCTCACGTTCGTCTCGTCGGTCCCCCTCCCCGCCGGTAGCCTGGGCCGCGCTTCGACGTTGGCGCCGGGAATGTGGGCCGCGGCGCAGCAATCCGGATCGAGCGCGACCAGGAGATCGTGGGTCTGTTTGATGCGATCCTTGTCGGCTTTTGAATGACGCGCGCCGATTTTGGCCATGGCATCGTCAAGCGCGCCGGAAGCCACGACGGTCTTGAACTTGCGCAGTTCGGTCGAACCGTCGGCCTTGATCACCGCAAAGGTCGCCTCCGGCAGGGCCGGATGATCGACCAGCGACACTTCGAGCGGCTCGGCGGTGTAGCGCATCAGCTCCGGCGTATCGGGATCGGGCCAGCGTTTGAGATAACGGCCGCCTTGCGAGAAGCCGGTATAGACGCCCTCCTCCACCTTCTGCCACTCGGCGTCATCGACCACCTTGCCGCAGATTTCGATGCGCCTTTGTTCGTCGTTGAACGCGATCTCGACGAGTTTTCCGGCAGCGACATTGGAATGCATGGCACGCAGATTGCCAAGACTTTTGCCGTCGGTGGCGCTGGCAAAATTCTGCGACCACTTCTGATAGAGCGGCTTGGTCGAGGCGTAATCGCACACTTCGCCCGTGACATCGGGCGTCTCCGCGGTGACGACGCCATACACCAGGCGCTGCGCCGCATCGATCTTGGTAATCGGCACGAAGATTTTCATATCGTCCATGAAGGACTCCCTGTTTGGTCGCGATTCAAACTCGTTGATGATCGAGACGAAGCGAACGCCGCGCGCATTCGTCTCTAAAACAGGTGTGACGTTCTTGCGTCGTTACGAGTTGTCCTAAAGTGGACACTTCGACCGCAGCTAAAAAATCAAAAGCGCTTCAAGTTTTTATTGACAACAAACTAGCGCATTGGTTGCATGTTACCTGCCGAGGGGGCTCGGGGGACGAACTCAACATCGACGTGTCGAGTCTGTTCTGCATGACGTGCTGTTTGTGATGAACAGCGCGAGAGGATTTTTATGTCCGCTGACGCGCGCGGAATTTCATTCCGCACCGAATTGCGAACGCATGGGGAAAACAAGGGGCCGTCTGTGACTAAACGACAAATTCTGCTGAGCCAATACTCATTCTTGCTTCTCGTAGGCGCCACGTTGGGCTCAGCTTCGACGGCAAAAGCGCAAGTACCGCCGAATATTCAATCCACACTGCAGATTTATACGCTTCCTACCACACAAGCGACGGCTGAAGTGCAACAAGTCACCACGAACTACGGCGCTTGTTTGGATGATCCAGGATATATCCTGCTTCTCGTCTTTCAGAAGTCGCTGGCATTTAAGGATTTGAACCTTCCATCGACGATCAAAGAAGAGCCCTATAACCCAAAAACAGTTAAGGACACTCCCGCCTACAAGTATTTTAAAGACCATAAGCAACTGGCCGCCGACATACTCGCCAAATATTTCATAGACAAAGCGAAAGAGGAAAACGCAAAGAACGAGAAAGAGGAAATGGCAAAAAAAGCGACAGGGCAAGCCAAGACTGATGTCCGAATCCGCAACGTCCCCAACTTGGAAGCCAACTTTCGATTCATACCACCCGTCGGGACACCCTTTTGCACCACCCAACCGGTAGCGCTGAAGCTTAGCGCTCCCGTTAATCCAACGGACGAATCCAACGTTCTCAAATCAAGCCAGAACAACAGCCCCGGCACCTCCTGGGGCTATGGCGGAGCAGCACAATTAGTTTTGCCCGCACTGCCCAACGGTCCGCCCAATGGACCCTCCTCCTACGACGTCATCGGCTTTAGCGCACAGTCGCAATCGGTGCGTTACAATCAATATCCGTTGAGAAGTCTCGACTCGATTACGCTGCAGGGCGCTTACCAATATTTTCTTGGCGCCCGCGGCTACGACACAAACCACATGTATATTGACTCCATCACCCCTGGCAAACCTGCGCCAGGGATTCCGCCCAACAACCTGATAACGGTCGATAGCGTCGCCTTCGGCTTTCAGAACCAGAGCGCTTACACGCCGGGGTTTCACGCCGAAACAGTCGACCTCTTCACGCCGCAGGTCACTTTCAACCGTCAGAATCAGGATTTATCGTTCGACGGTGACAACTGTTTCACCTCGGTGCCAGACCCCAGAAAGCAGGGCTTCTGTTATTACGCCGACTTGGCGCTCACGTTTGGCCAGACATTCTCCGATGTCGCCACGCAGCAAAATGCGAATGTTACCGCGTCGGCAACACCGGGCTGGCGCATTCCTGGTTGGGATTGGAAACTTACGCTGCCCATGACCGCAACAGCGAGAGACTACGAGAATATTCTAGGTGGGCGCCGCGACATTCTTTTTCAGGTGGGCCCGGCACTGAGTTACACATCGCCGACCTTCTATGACAGCCTGGGTGATGTGTATGTCGCGTCGTTCTCGATTTCGGCTACGTATAATCAAAATTACTCTTCAATAGCCACGGACGCGTGGCATGGTTACATCATCATGCCGATGCTTACGATCGCATATCAACCCGCACTTAAATAAGAAGTGAACGAGTGCGCTTCGAGCGCTCGGATCGAAGCCGCCGCAGCTTCCGGACATTGGCCGAAACCACTTCAGTCGAGTGCGAATAGCCTGCCGCTAACGACCGGCCCAATTTTGGATAATCGGCCACGAGATCGGCCATTTAGATTGTAATATCGCAATTTTTTATTTATAATCAAAACTATAGTGAAAAGCTAGATCGGCCAGAAAATGGCGCGGCCAGAAACCCCGCAACGGATCGAGCCCACTCGGCTCGAAGAAACGCCGGAAGCGATTGCCGACGTCGTCGCTGAACTATCGGCGACCACGGCGACGCTCGGAGCTGCCCTCAATCCGGTTACCGCAGCCAATCTCGCCGATTTAGTGCGGCTTATGAATTGCTATTACAGCAATCTCATTGAGGGCCACAACACGGGGCCAAAGGATATTGCCAGCGCCCTCAAAGGCAAATTTGAAAAGAATCCTGAACGCCGCAATCTACAAATCGAAGCCGCTGCCCACGTTCGCGTGCAGGTGGAAATCGATCGCATGGCGATGGACGATCGGTTGCCCGAGCCGGCCTCATGCGAGTTCATCCGCTGGCTGCATCTGGAATTCTATGCCGGCGCACCGGCGGAGATGCTCCTCATTCGTGACGCCAACCATGAATTCAAGATGACACCGGGCGCCTGGCGCTCGAAACCGCAGCAAGACGTCGCGGTCGGTCGCCACGTCCCACCGTCGAGCGCACACGTCCCTGCGTTCATGCAGTATTTCGATGCTCACTACCGGATGCACGGATTGGGCAAAGCACGGAAAATTCTGACTATCCCGGCCGCGCATCATCGCCTCAATTACATCCATCCCTTTCCGGATGGGAACGGCCGCGTAAGCCGCCTTATGAGTCACGCCATGGCGCATGTTGCCGGAATCGGCGCGCACGGGCTGTGGTCGATTTCACGCGGGCTGGCGCGGGGCCTCGCAAGCCGCGGCGAATACAGGCAGATGATGGATCTCGCGGACACGCCGCGGCAGGGCGATCTCGACGGAAGGGGCAATCTTTCGCTCCGTGCCCTCTCCGATTTCACGCTTTGGTTCCTGCAGGTCTGTCTCGATCAGGCGAGCTTTATGTCGGGACTCTTTGAACTTGATACGCTGGCGCGCCGCCTTCGAGCTTGCGTCGAACGAAACGAAAAGCTGAAACCCGAGGGCGCGCGCCTGCTTGAAGAAGCGCTCATTCGCGGTGAATTCGACCGCGGCGAAGCCTCGCGCATCACCGGACTGCCAGAACGGACGGCACGGCGCCTGGTGAACGATACTGTTGAGGCGGGATATCTCGCTTCGACAACCCCGAAAGGCCCACTTTCTCTGCGCTTTCCTCTCGACGCCCTCGACGTTCTCTTTCCGCGTCTGTTCCCCGAGACGTAAAAACTGTTGTTTGGTACGGCGAGCGCGTCGCGCATTTCGTCGAGCGTTAGCGCGCCGAGTTTTACCCGGCTTTCCAGAACCGTTTCCGGATCGCCTTCATCCTCGTCTAGCCAGTGCAGCTCGAGATCGGGCGAAGCGAATTCCTCGACGATGATTGCGTCGATCAGGTCCTTGACCCATTCCTTGGTCGGCTCAAGGCCCTCCTCTTCGCTCTGCGCCGTTTGATTGTCGGCGGTGGCGCGGTTCATCACCTTGGTCGCCCATTGCGGCGGCCATAGAGCGCGATCGCTTCGGCTCGAAGCGATCGACGCTCGTTACTAAAGTGAGCATGATCTTATCGGAAAACCGGAAGTCCACTTTTCCGGATCATGCTTGAAAGGCAAAGCAGATGATGCGCGCCAGCCAATTGGTCGCTGCTAATTTTCTCACCCAAGCTACTAATCGTCAGCCGTTCCTATCCTCGCCCCATCGTACTTGAGATCCTGAAACTCCGCCGGAAAATATTGTCGCTGTAGGCCGTCAATAATTTCGTGTGGGCGAATGTAGAGACCCATGTGTGGCCAATCATCGTAATGGCCTCGAACAGCAACCGTCATCGTAATCTGCCATCCAGGAAACTCCCTAATAAGTTTCTGGAGCTCAGCTACAATTGGCGGCCTTAGCATTTTGAGACCATTGACAAAAACCACCACTTCCGGGTGACCGCCGTAGTCGCCATGAACCGAAAAGTCACCTTGGCTTTTATGCGGCTGATAGTCAGACTCTCCAAACTGCCCTAGCAGATCAAATGTGCGATCTCGAAGGCTCTCGAACCTCATGATCTTTCCGCGATCGCGAGAATTCTCTTCGTGGGTAGGCATTTTACTGCTCGTCGCCTCCGCCTCGTCCTCCTCCGGAACGACGCCAGTACCTAAATGCTTCCGACCAAATTCTTCTATTGAAGCTGCGAATTCTTGGGTCTCTTGAATAGAAAATTTCGTCGACAAACTCATCGGCTTGCGCCGGCGTCATTTGCTCCGGTGTGATACTATTATTTTCCAGATATGACTTAAAGGCCTCATCGACAGCGTCGTTGTACGCGGCATGCTCCGGCGACCAACGATTGGCCTTGGCGTCCGCAAGCGGCCCAGAAGTTGCTTCTACAAAGACCTGTCTTGTTTCAGGCTGAAGGGGCAAATCTCTGAAATTCGCCCACGGCATGTAGTGGTGCTCCCAGCCGACTGCATACTGCTCGCCGACCGTCCATTCAGGCGATAAATCAGAAGCCAGTTGTCCGTCGTTGCCTTTCACCTCCCCGCCACCGACCGACAAACTAGATTCAGATCGTGGTGAAGCTTCACCTGCTAGCTGGGTTACGTCTCGCGGATCGGCCGGGGCCGCACTCCAGCCCTCGCTCGTCCACTGCCCACCTTCGGGATTGCCGGCAGGCACGCGCGGCTGATCGGGGCTGTATTTTTGGAATGATTTCTCAGAGCGAGGCAGCACGGACCCGATCGTCAAGCCCGTTGGTGACGACGATAACGGCGATGACGATGCGTCCGCCGCAGCCTCAATCGGCACATACCCCGTCGCCGTGAGCGCCATTGGGCGATCGGCGGCGGGGTTGTCGAACGGATCGAGTCCAAGGGCGTCGCGCATTTCGTTGAGCGTCAGCGCGCCGAGTTTTACGCGACTTTCGAGAACGGTTTCCGGGTCGCCCTCATCCTCGTCGAGCCAATGCAGCTCGAGATCGGGCGAGGCGAATTCTTCGGCGATGATCTCGTCGATCAGGTCTTCGATCCATTCCTTGGTCGGCTCGAGACCCTCCTGCTCGCTCTGCGCCGTTTGGTTCTCCGCGGTGGCGCGGTTCATCACCTTGGTCGCCCATTGCGGCGGCACCGCAAAGGCAAAGCAGATGATGCGCGCCAGCCACTCGTCGAAATCGTCCTTGTGCTCGGGCTCCTTGGTCTGCACCACCCGCGCCGCGGTATCGCCGGGCACGAACTTGGCGCGGCGGCGCTTGGCGAGGTCGCCGGCGAATTCCGTATCCCAATAATCCTGGAACTGCCGGATCTGGTCCGGCGTCCAGCCCTGGGGCACGCCGATCAGCGCGTCGGGGATCGAGCCTTCGGAAAAATAATCGAGCTGCCAGAGCTGGCGGCGCAGCCCGATGTTCACGGTCATCAGCACCTGCTGCACCGGCGAATAGCCATAGACGCGGTGCGCCCGCACATTGCGCGGCCGATAGATAATGTCGCGCGCCGAATAGTTGACGGCAGGCAGGCCTTTCAGCACCTGCTGATAGGCCGGCGGACAAACCAGCGCGCCGCTGTCGTCATAATAAGGCTGCGGCGTGCGGCCCCAATCGTCGATCACGCGCTTGATGGTGGCGCCGTCGAGCTGCTGCAGCGCGCAGAGCTGGCCGGAGCGGGTGCGCCGGCAATAAAGCGTTGCGGCATCGATCACGAACATGTCTTCGAGCAGCGACCGCAGCCAGGTTTTCCAGCGCGTCACGCCGTCGGGCTTGTGCAAGAAACTCTCGATCGCCGCGATCCGCCCGCTGAGCTCGGGATCGATCGCGGCGCTGCGGCGCTTGGCCGTCGCCGCGCGCGGCCGGACGCGCCAACGCTGGCGCTCCATCTGGTCCTTGCGCGTCTCGATGACGAGGCGAAGGATATCGTAGGCATCGGCAAAACCGCGCAACTCAGCGAAGCCGATCGGCTCGTAAGCGCGCGGCCGGGTGACGAGGTTGTAGCCCGGCGGAAAATCGAACCGCCGGCCGGCGACATCCGGCGGCGCAATCGGTGACAGCGGATTGAGCGGCCCGAACCAGTCGGCGCCGGTGCCGCGCGCGATGCCGCTGCTGGCGCCGTACGAGACATTAATGTTGTACGGCGACAGCGGCCAGCTCGGCTGGCCCGCGCCGCGGATTTGTTCGGTCATGTTTGGTTTGCCTGATGGCTGCGTGAACGCTGACAGCGATTCAGTTCAGGTTCGCGAAATATCTCCGCTCGTCCCCGCGAAAGCGGGGACCCAGCGCAAAATTCCTGGATTCCCGCTTTCGCGGGAATGAGCGGCAGAATGGTTCAACTAGTTATTCGCAGAAAGCCATTTGCGATCAGCGGTTTGGCATCGGCTTCGGATACCTCAACGCTGCCATCGGCTGCCGCCATGTAATATGTACCGGACGAACCGTGAACGCCGGACACTGGCGTCACTGGAATGAGGGTAATCAACCCAGCCATTGCAGAGTCTTCAACCTCCAGCGCGGGCGCCGGCTCGCATTGTTCCGCCCGGCTTGCCGCTTCGCCGTGCTCCGCAGCAAGCTTGCCGTAGTACTCCAGAATCGCCGCCCGGTTTTCGAGCAACAACTCCGTGATCGCAAACACCAGCGCGTCGGCGTGATCCGGACTGCCCTCGCCGCGATAACCCGCGGTGGTGAAGGCGCAAAGCTGATCCTCCAGCACGCCGAAGCGGCCGACGTGATGCACCAGGCCCTGCTCGTACAGCGCCGATATTGGCTCGGCGCGCAGCACCTTGCCGCGCGACGCCGAGACCACTTCGACCCTGGCATTGGCGTCGGCGGCGCGGATGACAAAGCGCACCATCTCGCCGCCGAAATTTTCCTCGGCGACGATGCGGTCGGCCGCGAACTCATGATAGGCGGCGGCCACGGCGCGGCCCCACACCGCCGGCGCATCGCGCAACGAGCGGTCGGCCAGCACGTAAGCATGGCCGTCATCGCCCTTCGCCGCGACGATGATGCCGATCTCGTCGGCGCGCACGTCGTCGCGATCCGCCGCACCTGACGGATCGACCGCGACCACAACGCGCCGGCGGCGCTGCACCGGCAGCTCGTCGACCCGGGCGCGCGCGATCATCTCGTAGCTGAACAGCGCGCCGTCGAGGTCGTCGACATAGACGCCCTCGAAGAATCGCTTGCGCTGCCGCTCCGGCAGACGCACCAGGCTTTTCAGATAATCGTCCGACAGGTTTTCGGCGTTGTCGGCCGGATTGAGAAACAGCCGCTCATAATCCTGCGGATTGTCGAGCGGCACGCGCGACACCGGATCGCGCTTGTCGCCGAACAGGATATTGCTCCAGTGCCCCTTGCTGACCGGATTGAGATCGTAGTAGGCGGCCTGCTCCAGTCTCGGCACGCGCTGCGCCAGCCGCGTCAGTGCCATCAGCACTGAAGCGTAAGGAATCTGCGAGCACTCGTTGAACAGGATGGTGACAAATTCCCGGCCGAGAATTTTTTCCACCCGCTCCTGGTCGTCGAGCCCGCCGATCCAAATCTCGGAATCGTTCTTGAGCGAAAAGTACCCCTCGACGCGATGCCGCTTCAGCGCCACTCCGGGATGGCTGAGCCGGAACACCTTCGGCAGCGTATCGAGCGCGATCGAGGCGCGCGCCGCATTGGCGTGCAGCCGCAGGATGGCGTGACGCGAACCGTCTTGCTCCACCGCGCGATCGGCAATGGCGCTGACCAGGAGCGTCGTTTTGCCGGAGCGGGAACCGCCAACCAGCAGCGTGTGACGCTGCTTGCTGAGCAGCTCCTTCGCTTCCCGCTGCTTCGGCGTGAGAGCAAGCTTCGATACGGACGGACGGGACGAACCGGTCTCGCTGTCCATTCGCTTTCGGTGTTCTCGCTGTTTGGCGGTTCACGCTCCTGCGCCGTTTTCGACGCTAGCGATAGCAAGAAAGAATATCGACCGGCGGCGACACCTACTCGGTCGCACATTTCCGCGCCGCGAGCCGTCATACACCAAGTGCGGACACGCTCCTCAATCGTTCACAGTCCCACGCCGAGCCCCCTCATACTCGATGTCTTGAAATTCTTTCGGAAAATACTGGCGCTGTAAGCCATCGATGATTTGATGCGGCCGAATGTACAGGCCCATTTCCGGCCAATCACTGTAATTATTGCTGTGGACGACGGCCACAACGATCTCCCATCCCGGGTAAGCCTTTATCAACTGATGGAGCTTTTCAACGACGACAGGCTGGAGCATTTTCAGGTTTGCGATCGATACTTTGACCTGGGGGTATCCCAAATAGCCGTCATAAATTGAGTAGTCTCCAGGATCCAGCCCGTCCTGGCTCCCGAACTTTCCGAGAACGCTATCGATCTCATCCGAAAGATGCTCAAAAATCTCAAGCTGCTGCTCGTAAGTATGACGCTCGTCCAGACTAATCGGCATCTGCTGCTCCACGACCTTCCGGAGAACCGATAAGAAGCAAGTGATGAAATATATAATACCAAATTTCGCGCCGATAGAGATTCAAATTCAAGTCACGAATACGCGAATCGCTCGATCCAATCACCTCAAATACAAATTGTTGTGCCTGCTCCGGCGTCATGTCTTCCGGTTGACTTTCATTTGTTGCT